TCTGGGCGGACTGGCATTGTTATAGTCTATGCTGACTGTTCAGATGAGTCCCCGGCGACGACACTCGTCCTCCCACGTCAAAGTACCGTACCCGTAATCCTTCAGGAGAATCTTCGAAGCGAAGGATCCCGATGTGTGTTCGTAAACACCAGCATCAGCAAATTCCTTGGCCTCCATGATCTCTAAGGGGGTGAGTCCGTACCGTGAGAAGAAGTCCTCCACATTGAAGTGAAAGCTCTCGGTGTCGCTGTCTATCTTGTACTGGAGTTGTTTCTCAACTACACGCTGGCAGTCTATAAGAAGTGTACTTGACACATTTCTTTGGACGGCAGCCGCTAGTTGGGAGATATACTCGCAAGTAACTCTGGGGAACATCCCTCTGATCAGCGACAGTTGGAACGTTGCGGCACGTTGTTCTATACTGTACTTCTTAGAGGAACCCGGTAAGTCACCGTGACATGTACCGGTCGATCTGAACCATACCCCTAGATTCAGTAAGGGGCGATAGTTCCCCTGATGGTCCAACGCAGGGGAATATTTGAGGAATTGAAGGTCCTCAACCTTTTGGCACATTTCCGATTTACTAAAACCAGTGCCTACATAACCTATCTCTTCGATCGCCAAAGTGAACTTCTTGGCGATGGAATCTACATCTTCATTTTCCCTCAAGATAACACGAGAGAGAACAATAAAAATGAGTAGATTGGCTACGTTATTAATCACAGTGGTGATAGTAGAACCTGAAAAGAGAGTGGGTGTCCCGAACCCACCCCGGACCTTGCCAGGGCCCTGTTGGCTACGAATAACAATGGGAAGACACAATTGTTCGACAAGCACACGCATACCTGAACGCAAGTTTTTTGGTGTTATTTGAATCAAGGCGTTAAAGACCTCGGTGCCGTGACTCGCGTCGCAGCCCGAAATGTCCACGTTGAAACGTAGAATCCTCTTCCCGACACGAATCGAGAAGCAGGAATCATCAGAAAAATAACAGAAGAAACCCCTGCGTTCAGGCGTTATTAAATTATCAAAAGCTTCCTGGAGAGCGGAAGTCTTAGGTGAAGCCACGAATCTGGCACTCACACCGTTAACAACGATGTCCGTGCGTGCCATGGCCTTCTTCAAAAGGCTCGTTATGACAAAGCCTTGAAGCGAGGCTGCA